CGTTATGAACAAACAATTGAAACTATAAAGTCTATTAGAAAACATGCACCCAATTCATTTATCATCTTAGTGGAAAATTCTTTATTTTATTTTTATTCGCAAGAATTGATTGACTCTGTCGATAGTTATGTAAACGTTTCTAATAATCCTGATTCTATACGAATAAATTTAAATCGTAAAAAAGGAATTGGCGACGCATATATGGTTGTGCAAGGTTTAAATGTATTAAAAAAATATAATATAAAAGCAAAAAGAATATTTAAAGTTTGCGGTAGATATTGGTTAACTGAAAAGTTTAATTTGCAAGAACATATTTCTGCTGGTGAAAGGTATATGTTTAAGAGGCAAGAACCTTCTGAATATACAGCAACTCCTGTGTTATCGACTAGATTATGGTCTATGAGTTTTAATAAAATTGATGACACTATATCGATATTATTATCAGTTGTTCAAACTATGAACCAAGAAAATATTGATTTAGAACCAGCAATGTTTAAAACTATTCCAGAGCAAGATTATCAATTGACTGATTGGTTAGGTCTTTCGGGATATCTTGCGATTTGGAATAAGTATTGGGAGGAATAATGAAACTCAATACTTTTCAATTTAAAGGAATAACTATAGAACGAGATGTTCCGTTGTCTGATGTTCCTTGCGGCAGTTGTGTTGATTGCTGTTCAAAATTAACTCCATATCTAACTGCTGAGGAGTTTATGTCTGGGCAATATGCATATACATTTATGCAAACTGAACCAAATGCAGAACCCGTTATAACCATCCCCAAAGCGGAACATGGTGGCTGTATGTATTTGGTGAATAATAAATGTGATATATACAACAGACGCCCAAAAGCGTGTCGACAATTTGATTGTCGAACTCCCGAAACAAGTCATCCTAAAATAAGCAATAAATTTGCGTGAGGAATTATGAAATTAAATATTGGCGCTGGTGATGAAAAAATTGATGGGTTTGTTAGTGTAGACTATGATAAAAACTGCAATCCTGATTATTGTTTTGATATAGAAAAAGATCCTTGGCCATTCGAAGATAATTCTGTAGATGAAGTTATTGCTCACCATGTTTTAGAACACTTGGGTGAGGGATACTTTCATGTAATGAAAGAACTGTATAGAGTTTGTAAACATGGTGCGTTAATTGATATTCTTGTGCCACATCATCGACATGAATATTTTGCGGATGACCCAACGCATCGTCGACCAATAACCGTTGCTGGAATGTGGCTGTTTAGCAAAAAATATAATGATATTTGTAAACAATCTAATGCTAGAGCATCTAGATTAGGTTATTACTTTGGCGTAGACTTTGAGGTTGTTGAATCTTTAGAAATTCCAGAAGATCGGTACATCAAACAATTTACTGGTCATCCTGTTGAACAAGTTTCTCTCTACATGAGAGAACACAATAATATTATTGTTGAACTTCAAATTAAATTGGTTGCGATAAAAGAATATGCTTGATAGAGATAAAATAAAATATGTGATTGATGAGATAATTAAAAAAGATTATAATTATCCACTTGCATGTAAAGTGTTGGATGTTTTTGCAGAGAAGGCTGAAACTATACAAGACTATGATGTTTTAGGTGAGATGAGTATCTTAGCAAAATATTATGAGTTAAGATTGCGTGCTGCACATTTCACTTATACACATAGTTCTTCTCCTGAAAATTTATTTAAAACCAGAGAAAACCTTTATAAAATTTATAATTCTTTAAATGAACCAGAAAAGGCTTTGTTTTATGTTGAACTTAATTTAAAACAAAAATCTAATCATGTTGAAACATTGATGAATAAAGCATTCAATCTTTCACTAATGAATAAAAAGCAAGAGGCTGAAAAAATACTTGAGGGGATTATAACTGATGATCCTAAGTTAAAGGAATCTTTAGAATATGCGCTGTCAGGAAAACAACTGCGTACAGGTGATACTGCTCGCGGAATAAGAAATTTCATTACAAAATTTAAACCTAAAAATTCATTATTTGAAGAAAATTTAAAATTAAAATTTTGGGATGGTGGCATATATCCTGGAAAAACAATTGTGATTAATGGTGAGGGCGGTGTTGGTGACGAATTAATTAACATCAGGTTTCTTGATTGGTTTAAGAAAAATGGAATGAATCCGATACTTTATTCAAGTTGGCATATGTATCGCCCAGACTTGAGTGATGTGTTTAGAAGAAACGGTCATCAAGTCGTCAGCAATCATATATTCTTTAAGAAAGATTATCTTTGGACTCATATGATGGCGCTTCCTGGTTATATGGATTTACAAGAAAAAGATCTATGGACAGGACCATATCTTACTCCCATTCGTAATGAAAAAAATCGAATTAGTGACAAGAAGTTTAAGATTGGTATAAAGAGAAATGGCAATCCATATTTTGACCAAGACATATACCGAAAGATACCTTTGCAAGAAATGGTTGATGCTATGCCTAAAGATGCATCTCTATATTTCTTTGATAAAGAACAAACTCATCCCGATTGTATCAATTTAAAAGATAAATTAGAAACGTGGGAAGATACGCTTGATTACATTGACCAAATGGATGTTATTGTTAGTTCTTGCACTAGTTTGGTACACGCTGCTGGTGCACTTGGAAAAAGAACAATAGTTGTAGTTCCTATTGCTGAGTATTATACTTGGACATCAACAAGAACAGATGAGACAACTCCATGGTATGGCGATAACTTTAAAGTGATTAAGCAAACAAAACCAAGAGATTGGAGTGAACCTTTAGCGAGAGCAAGAGAAATAATTGATGGTTATATGGTTGGGAGCTTTTCGGAGAAAATATAATGAAATTTGAAATGTGGAATCCAGTTCCAATTTTGATAACTCAAGTTCCTGAAGATACCGCAACTGCAATAGACAAAAAAGTTTATTCATGGACTAATGAAAATAAAAACTATTTAATTGCATCAGAGGGTGAAAACTTAACAACATCATATCATTCAGCGCACAATTTTATTGATATGTGTGGTTTACCAGAATTATATGATGTGATAGTTGAATGTGCCGTTCAGTATACATTTAATCTTGGATTAAAATTACCCAATACATTTAAAGTAGATTCATGGATTAATTTCTTTACAAGAAATCAATCAGAGCATGAACACACACATTATGGTAACTTCTTATCAGGTTGTTATTATGTAAATGCTCCTAAAGGATCTGCTGCATTTTCATTTCCAGATCCGGTCAGAGAGCGTCAAATGTGGCGAGGCATTTATCAAAAATATGTAGAAACTGAAAATATTTTAAATATAAACAGTTCTTCATATGTGCCCAATTGCGGACAATTATTGATGTTTCAATCTTGGATGCCACACAGCGTATTAAAACATAATTCTGATGAGCCTAGAATTTCCATAGCGTTTAATGTGAATCCCATATATGAAACTTAAATTAGATGTGCTCGTTGTTTTGCAATCTCATGCAAAAAATAACGGAATAGAAAGATACGTTCAAGATACTAAATTAGAATTGGCTAAAAGAAGTTTATTATCATTAGTGAATACGATGAATCATTGTATTGATAATTGTGGAGAAGCAGATGTCAATTTTAATTTAGTGGTACTCGACGATAGATCTGATTCTGAATTTATTGATTTCGTAGATCTAGTTAAAAATAAAACATCATTTAATATAGAATTGGTTCCGTCTATCGTTCCTGGAATGATACCAAATATTTTGTATCAATATCAAATTGGCAAGGAACGAGGAAAAGATTTAATTTTTTTCGCTAATGATGACTATCTGTATTTTGATTCTGCTATGTATGAAATGATAGATTCATACTTTAAGTTTACAGAAATAACTAAATCAGAAGTTTGCATTTTTCCATTTGACGATCCATATAGATATATGGAATATTTTTATAGTTATCCCAGTAAAGTTTTTTTGGGTAAAAATAGACATTGGAGAGTGGCGTATCACACAGCAGTTTGTTGTATGATGAGTTATAAAACATTGGTTGAAAATTGGGATTTATTTGAAGGTTTAGATAAGTTGGGTTATAATAGTGAATTTGAAGACAGATCTATTAATCGATTGTTTCATAATATTGAAACAATGCCTACACGAAATATAACCCATCTTTTATTTACACCAATACCTAGTCTTGCTTTACATATGAATGGTGAATTTGAAAAGGACCCATTTATAGATTGGAAACCATTATGGGATAAATTTAGTTTGGTCAATTTTGATCTAACCACTCAGAAACACTCTTAAATGGGTGCTGGAATACTTCTTTCGCTTTTGTGGATGTTTGGTATTTACCTTCTAGATGTTTTGGGAAAGGAATAATTTTTATAGTTCCGCCATATTTTTGGCGAATACAATTTGCGATATCATAAAATGATACTGAGTTGCTTGATCCTAAATCATAAATTCCAGAAATCAATTTATTGTCTATCATAATATCGACAACATCCTCAACGCAGATAAAATCTCTATAGTATGATTCAGAGTCTTCAAATATAGAAATTGTTCCGCGTTCTTTTATTTCTTTACGGAACTTAGATACTGGACTTGCCTGATTACCTTTATGTTCTTCCCCATCACCATATACATTGAAGAATCTCAACCCTTGGATATGCTTAAACCGATGCATATTTTCTTCCACCCACAAGTCGATACTTGCTTTCGACATGGCATAATGATTTAATGGATTAATAGATCCATAAGTATTTCCATATACAGAAGCCGAGGAAGCATAACGAATTGGAATTTGATATTCAATAGCCTTCTCAAAAAGTTGTAGTGAGAAGTCTATGTTATACTTGTATATCTTTGCAATGTCTGTGCAGGTAGTTTCACTTATTGCACCAAGATGGTATATAAATTTTACTTTTGACCAATCTTTAAAATTTTGCAAAAACTCAAAGCAGTCATCTTGCTCTACCGCAAATACATCTGATATACGATCGCAGATATGAGATGCAATAAACCCCATATATCCAGTTACTATGTTCATACCGGAAAAAATACCTTATCGTTAATTGCCTTATCATCTACCCAAACATCATATACAGGCTTTTTCATTCGCAACTCATGGTACTTGCAACCCCAAGTATCTAATTGATGTTTAGTTAGCTCGCTCCAATCTATTCCGCTATTTCCACCTCGCGCAGTCCAGTATATGACAGTATGACCCTCATCATACAACTTATTCACATAATCAATTCTCGCTGAGTGTGGGGAAGCGATGTTATACCTTCTGTCACTACTATTGCAAATAGTACCATCAATATCAATCATATAAATCATTTTTGAGAATCTCCAGGCATCACTCTGTAATTATCCTCAACAGTATCTTTGGTTGAGACTTCCATAATTGAACCAGCCTTAAAGCAAATTAATTTATGCGGAAAAAGCTGCTCATTTTCCCAGACATCTCCCGGAAACAGGCTTTGTGCATGCCACTTCGCGTCGTTTGTGTCGATCCACTGGACTTCAAACTCACCATCTATAACATACCAAGTCTCATGCTTCTTGGCATGGAAGTGCATAGAGAAAGACTTACCTTCTTCGAAGTGGAGAATTTTACCGCAATAAAGGTCATTGCTAACCCAAATTTGCTCGTGTCCCCAACCTTTAGCCACAATATTTGCCGATTTCAATAACATTATAAAACCCTCGATAGCATAAATTCATCTATATATATGATACCGTATTCCTACAAAAAAGTCAATATATTTAATTACCTAAATACAATTATTACCCATTTCAGGAATTAAAAATGGCAATGCCAAATAGCCGTTCTACCTTTAAAGATTACTGCTTGAGAAAGCTCGGGTTCCCTGTAGTAGAAATGAATCTCGACGACGATCAGGTAGAAGATCGTATTGATGAGGCTTTAGACCTCTATCGAACATTTAGCTTTGATTCTATGGAAAAAACCTATCTAAAACACCTAGTTACAGATGGTGATATCGCTAATAATTATATTTCAGTTTCTGATGATGTTATCGGAATCAATAAAATTTTTACTCTCTCGGCAACACAAGTTGGTCCTGGAGGAAGCTTAAGTTTCAATATGTTTGACTTAACATATCAGTTAAGATTAAATGAATTGTATGACTTCACTTCTGCTGATTACGTCTATTTCTCATTAGCGAATCAGCATCTAAGGACAATGGAAATGTTGTTTATCGGCGAAGTTCCAATTCGCTTCAATAAACACGCAGGTAAGTTATACCTAGATTCTCCATGGAAAAGAAAGCTCACCACTGGTCAATATTTTATTGCTGAGTGTTATGTTGTTCTTCCTGAAAGCAATACAAAATTATGGAACGATGTTTGGCTAAAACGATATGGGACTGCACTAATTAAGCAGCAGTGGGGAAGCAATCTTAAGAAGTTTGCTGGCGTTCAACTTCCTGGTGGTATTGTTCTTAATGGTCAGCAAATTTATGATGAGGCGACCAAAGAATGTGCAGATCTAGAGGCAGAATTGAGAGATATGTACGAAGAACCCCCGATGTTTGAAGTGGGCTAACACATGCCAGTATCAGTGTACTTCAATAATTATGGTGCTAAGGGTGAACAACGCCTTTACGAAGATCTCATCAATGAGACAATTAAACAGTGGGGCATAGATTGTTATTATCTACCGAGATCTTCTGAGTCTTCAATCGACTTAATTTTTGGTGATGATCCAACAAAGAAATTCAGCCAATCTTATCCTGTAGAAGTTTATGTTAAAAACGTAGACAGCTTTGAAGGTAATGAACTGTTTAGTAAATTTGGTTTAGAAATTCAGCATCAAATGAGATTCATGATGACCACAAGGTCATTTAAGAGCAGAGTTCCTTCTGTGTACGGTAGACCGAGAGAAGGAGATCTTGTTTGGTTGCCCAATTTTCAGGCTTTGTTTGAAATTAAATTTGTAAACCAACAACACTTTTTCTATGCTTTCGGAAACCAAAATTTCTATGGCTTTGAATTAATATGCGAAAGATTCCGATATAGTAATGAAAGATTTGATTCTGGTATTACAGAAGTTCAAGATGCAGTTAACACTATTGCGACAACATACAAGTTCACTGTAAATAACAATCCAACTTATGCTAATACATCATATATTTTAAATGAGACTGTCTATCAGGGAGCAAATGCAAATGTTGCTACTGCTACTGCTTCTGTTGTTACATGGGATAGACCTGCATTGACATTAGAACTTAAAGATATCAAGGGTGTATTTTTAGCGAATACTAGAATTGTTGGAATTTATTCCGGCACTGATTATGCATTAAAAACAGTAGATTTACTCAATAATACAAATAATTTTCTTGATAATAATAGAGAATTGGGCGTTACTGGTGGAATACTAGATTTCTCAGAAACTAATCCGTTTGGTGAACCGACAGTTATATTAGATAATTCTGCTGACATGATTCAGTATAGTGTCGATTCCACCCCAATATCAGTAGATGAGATTTAAAAATGGCTAGACTTACAATTAATCTTGGTCTCACTCCTAATGACGGCAAGGGCGATAAATTAAGAGATGCTTTTGTAAAGGTCAATAGCAATTTCTCAGAATTATATGGTCAGATGGGAGCCCAAGGTGCACAAGGTGCACAAGGTACACAAGGACGTCAAGGTGCTCAAGGTCTTCAAGGCGCTCAAGGTCTTCAGGGTACTGTTGGACCTCCTGGCGGAGCCCAAGGTGCTACTGGTCCTCAAGGTGTTCAAGGCACTACTGGCTCTCAAGGTGTTCAAGGAGCTACTGGCGTCCAAGGTTCTCAAGGTGTTCAAGGAGCACAAGGCGTTCAAGGTGCTACTGGTTCTGGTTCTCAAGGAGCTACTGGTGTTCAAGGAGCACAAGGTATTCAGGGTGCTACTGGTTCTGGTTCTCAAGGTGTTCAAGGAGCACAAGGTGTTCAGGGTGTTATTGGTTCTCAAGGTGTCATAGGTTCTCAAGGAGCTACTGGTGTTCAAGGAGCACAAGGTGTTCAGGGTGCTACTGGTTCTGGTTCTCAAGGTGTTCAAGGAGCTACTGGTGTTCAAGGGGCACAAGGCGTTCAAGGTGCTACTGGTTCTGGTTCTCAAGGCGTTCAGGGTGCTACTGGTTCTGGTTCTCAAGGTGCTACTGGTGTTCAAGGGGCACAAGGCGTTCAAGGTGCTACTGGTTCTGGTTCTCAAGGAGCTACTGGTGTTCAAGGGGCACAAGGTGTTCAGGGTGCTACTGGTGTTCAAGGGGCACAAGGCGTTCAAGGTGCTACTGGTTCTGGTTCTCAAGGAGCTACTGGTGTTCAAGGGGCACAAGGCGTTCAAGGTGCTACTGGTTCTGGTTCTCAAGGAGCTACTGGTGCTCAAGGGGCACAAGGCGTTCAAGGTGCTACTGGTAGTGGCAGCTTATCGGGATCTAGAACGACTGCTTCGGTTACAACTGCAAACATAGCAAATACAGCAACTGGCAATACCAATATTACGGGATTTAAAACATATCTGTTGTATAAAATTAACACTTCAGTAGCATGTTGGCTTCGATTATACACTTCTAATGCTGCTCGAAACTCTGATGCTTCACGTTTAGAAACTGTTGATCCTTCGGCAAATTCAGGAGTTATAGTTGAGGTAATTACCACAGGAGATCAAGATGTGATCATATCTCCTGTGGTAATTGGATTTAATAACGAATCAACTCCAACTACAAATATTCCCATTGCAGTAACTAATAAAAGTGGAGCAAATACCGCTATCTCGGTAACATTAACATTAATGCAGATAGAGTAATACACTATGTCTGAATTAAAAGAATACATTGTCACTTTAAACGATAGAAAAGATCTAGATAATTTTTATGACGATATGGAAACTCCTGGTGGTGCATTGTACATTCCAGATAGAGCAGTAGAGCTGGTCAATCGTCGCCCAATCAGTAGAAACACACACTATATGTTAACTGATGAAGAAGCGGAACAATTGAGACAAGATCCGAGAGTACTCGCAGTCGAAATTCATATTAGATATACAGATATTAAAGTAGAACCAGCAGTTTCAAGAACTTCTAATAGTTGGAGTAAAGAAGTTATAACCACCAACGTGAGTGGTGACCTTGCATATG